TTACCAAGGGCTTAGACTTTGACAAAGTGGCGGGAGGGGGGGTTTTTTCTTTTGTTTTTGCGCCCCCCCCGCCGCATCAGCTGTATAGGTCGAAGCCTTCACGGACTCCGATACAATGGCAGCACTCTTTTCGGCTTCTACGTTGACCGCCGCAAAGGCTCTTGTCATCTCTACTCGAATTCGTTCGGCTGCCTGCGCCGACTCCAGGCCAATCTGTGTAAACTTCTCTGCCATGAACATTTGTGTCTCTTCGGCAGAAAGGTTCTGCTGATTGGCTGTCTTTACCGCTTCTCGCCTCATCTGTGCGTACATGCGGTCGCTATCGGCGATCGCTTTGTTAATTCTTCGTTCTTGAGCCTTGGTAAGGGCTTGCTGTTGAGCGTCTGCGGTTCGGTCGGCTACGGTATCTTGCACCGAGCTTACGACACCGCCAATAACGCTTGCTCCCTTCTTGGCAAGCTTCAGCGCTTCATACGCCGCCACAAGTTTCGTGATGGTAACAATGACCGTACTGATTTCATCCTTGTTCTGACGTATGAAGTTCGCGGTGTGCGACAGTCCGTCCATGACCTGAGGAAGAATTTCCATGACAAGCGGTGCGAGGGCTCCCCCTGCTACCGTGCCGAGCTTGCTAAACTGCATGTTAACTTCCTGAATCTGCATGTAGGCTTCATGCATTTGCTTAGGGTCAAGGCCTGTACCCTTAATCTTCGAGACACGCTGCGCCGCTTCTTCATAATTAAGCAGCGTCTTCGTCAGGGCGAGCCCTCTCGTGCCGAGGGTCGCCATGAGAAATTCCTGACCTTGCCCCGCCTCGTTGGCTGCTTTATATCCCTTGGCCAAGACAGCAAGCTGTTCGTTCATCGGCTTCATCTTGCCCGTAGAGTCCGTGAGCGACAGCCCCATCTGTGATAAGACGGCGGCCGCCTTCTGACCTTCAGCGGTGTTGTTGGCGAGGTTCTTATCAAGACGCATAATCGACTTAGCGGCTGTCTCTACGTCTCCGCCTGTCATCTTGAGTACGCCTGAGAGTTTAGCCGCTTCGGCCGTCGTGAGGTTGAATCGTTGTTGTACTTGATACAGCGATTCGCCCGCATTGACGGCGCTTTCCACAATGGCGTTCAGGCCGAAACCCGCTGCGGCAATGCCCGCAAACTTCGTAAGGCTTCCGAGCATAGAGTTGACCTTGCCCGTCGCTGTGTCAACGCTTCCCGAGAATTCATTTATCGGATTCGCCGAGAACGTCTTTTGTATTTCTTGCTTAGTTTTATTTAATTCCGAGGACAGCCCGCTGCCGTCCGCCCCGATCTTAATAAGTAAATCTGCAACAGTTGCCAATGGCTATCCCCCTTTACATGCCAAATGCTTTCATGAGTTCTGCTTTATCTTCTTTCGGGTCAGGCTTGGCGTCAGGATAGAGAGGCGCCAGTATATCAGCCGGTGTGAGCGAAGAGTTCTCCCCGAGGTGGGGCTTCATCTGCCAATAGGTGAAGTAGGCGTTCATCTCGTCTCGTTCTCGCTTACGCCTTAAGTGCCCCTGTACCATAGCGTTGAATTCGCGTATTTGCATATCTTCGAACTCATATGGCTTAAGGCTTAGCATGCCATAAGCGACAGGCTCAGCTGCCTCGACCCATTCTTCCATCGACCCGACGACTACCGTCCCTTCTTCTTTGGTGTCGTCGGTTCGGCGTTTTTTACCTTACCCGTTTCGGGCTTAAATTTGACCTTGTTGTAGAGTCCCGTATCGAATATCAGCTGTATAACCAGCCCGCCGAGATAGTCCATCGTCTGGCCTTCGACAGCACAGTATTCATCGATAAGGTCATATAGCTCATCATCGGTCCGTTTGCCGTGCCGCTTATCGTGCAAACCGTACCGTAGCGTAGCCATGACAAGGTCAATATCGATGTTCGCTGTCATTCGAGAGACTACGGCAATCGAACTGGCGTCAAAGATTGACAAGAGAGACTGGCTGATTTCCCGTTCTATCATTCGCATATCTTTAATCGTGAGGTATGCCTCATATCGTTTATCACCGACAACAAGCGTCCGTGTTGTTTTCATATTCATATCTCCTTTTTACGGATAATAATAAAAAAGAGCGGCCTTTCGACCGCTCCTTCCCTTCTATTAAGCCGTGACTTTGAGCTTGTAGGTAAGCTTGACATCGGCTGTAATCGTAATCGTAATGAGGTTGTCGCCGACTACGATGTGGTCCTTGAGTGCTCCTGTCTTTAAGAGCTTCAGGGCACCTTGACTGTAAGTGTAGTCAGTTTCCTGGTACAATTTCGTGCCATCGGCCATAATTACAGAACGTACATTGGCTTCAGCCGGCGTAATCGCAATCGAGATATCGTTGAGGGCTGCCTTCGATACCGTGCTGGTAGACGCACCGAGGTTCGGTACGGCCGAGAGTTTCTGAATATCAGAGATAGCGCCTTTTCCTTCAAAGGTAACCTTCAAGGTAGACACACCGCTGTAGCTGTGGTCCTCATCAAGCGTTGTAACGGACGCCCATCCCGTACGATACGAACCGTCCGGATATTCCTGACGAATGAATACAGGCTTACGGTTGTTGAAGCGGTTCTCTAAGATTTCGACTGCTTCGTCGTTCATAACATATAAGCCTTCATAAGACATAGTCCAGTTGAGCATACCCGGTAACTTATCACCGTAGTTACCGCTATCCTTCGACGTAGCGTCGATAGAATCGGCCTTACGGGATAACGGATTGTTACGCTGACCGCCTAAGAGCAGCCATGTCGGAGCGTTATCCAGGGCGATATAGACCAGGGTATCTTTACCGGCTACAGCCGTTGTGTTGTCTTCCATGACAGGAAGGTTCTTGATTTTATCTTCTGTTAATGCCATTTATTATCCTCCTTAATTTATCTCTTGCTGAAGTACCCACTCAACAGACAGGACTCCGTGATAAGCACTTGTCTTATCGGCATAGAGCTCCTGATACGCCTGATACTGCGATATGGTCGCTGTACCTATCTGCGTATATCCATTTAGGTTCAAATCGTACTTCGTAAGTAAACGAACGACATCATCAAGAATGTCGTTTACTTCTTTCTTGCCTTTCCCCTTCGTCCACACGTGTATCTGTTGAGCTACCGTATGATACACCGTCGTTTTGTTCTCATTCACGGGTGAGCCGTGAAACTCTCCGAGAACAATATACGGCATGTGTTCAGGTCCTGTCGGGACACTGTCATACGTCGGAATCGTCTGCCCTGTCGAGAGCAGTTGATAGACGTTTTGTTGCACCGCATTAAACGGGATTCTACTTATCACGGATGATAGCCTCCTTAATCGCCGACTCGATAGACGGCCGTACGAAGTCGATAGCGGGCTTCATGAACGGGTGAGCCGCGGGAGCCGGTATGACGGCCTTCGCCATGAACCATCCCGTGGCTCCGGGGGCAAGGGCTTTCTTCTTCTTCGGTACGATGACCGCACCGCCTGTCCCGTATTCGATGAAGTGTGCTATCTTATTCTTCGTATAGACCTTAGCCGCAGTCGTCTTCTCAGAGTTCATAAACTCTAAGTGAATCTGACTGGCGAGCTTTCCCGTGTCCTTCGGCACAAGCTCAATCGCCTTAGCCTGGACTTCAGCGGCCTTCTGTCGTACGACGTCGCGGATCCGCTCTTTCGTCAGGTCGTTGAACTTCGACAGGTCAGCCGTCGCCTTGAAGGTCACGTCATCAAGATTCGTCTTAATATACATGGGATTCTCCTATCCGTGGTGTTCGACAGCCGTACAGGTCAGCGTCATCATATCTCGGCGTTCGCCGTATTCGATATGAATGATGCGGTACCGTACGTTTTTATATTCGACCTGCCAGTCGTACCCGACGTCCTCACGGTATCGAATTGTGATACCTTGGGTAATACCCGCTACAGGACCGCCGCCCGCTTCACCGTCCCAAAACCTCGGCTTCAGGACCTGGGCCCATACGGTGTTGACGAAGTCCATGCGTTCGTCATAACCGCCCTGACCGTCAGACTCGACAGCCGGTCTATAGAGCTCGACCCGTGACCTGAGGTCGGATACGGTTGCCATTATTTCTTGCCTTTCTTCGTTTCGTCTTCAGCCAGTTCTTCAACGGGCTGCTCTTCAACAGGCTGTTCTTCCACGGCTGCTTCTTCAACTACGGGGGCTTCTTCTGTCGGAACAGCATATCCGAAGTGGACATGTTGTTCGATTTCTTCTTCTGTTCCCGTAATAATATCGTCGACTTCATAGAACGCGTTCTTGTATACGCACGGTTCGATGACCTTAGCGTATTGAATTACATCACTCACTAGGTTTCTCTCCTTTCGGCTTCGATCTGAAGTAGCTGCGCGGTGACGGTGAACGGAAGCTCCGTCGTATTCCCGACGAGGCCCCGATTATCGTACCAATGAGCTACTATCATCTTCAGTGTTAGCAGATGACGGGCGTTTGTCTCGTCGAACGCAACGCCCGTACCCATCTGAATATACTGCTTGGCTGCGTCTATCATGCCCTGAATGACTTCGTCTTCCGTATAGTCATCGACTCGCAGATAGAGCTTTACGTCATTCAGTAACATAATTTTCAGCTCCTTAAATGGTCAACTCGCCGAATACAACGGCTTTGTCGTCGAACTTCTGAACGTCGATACGCGTTACTGCCTTTACGTCGTAGCTATCGCGCTTCCAAGCGTCGCCGCCAACGGACGTACCCGTAAGCGTCGTAGCCTGACGGTCGAAGAGAACGACTGCATCTGTGAAGCTACCAATGATGACCGGTGCTTTCTTCGTGCTTGCCACAGACGTGTCGGTCGGCAGTACCTTATTCGACACAACAGTTACGGGCTTACCGAACAAGAGCTTTTGAGTCGAGTCCAGAGGATTGGGCTGCAAGAGGTAACGGCCGTCCGTATCTTTCTGTTTATCGAGGAAATTGAAGCCGTCTTGGTTAGTTAATACGGAAGACATCAAGGAAATCGTCGGGTCGAGTGTGACGTTCAAGATGTCTTTGATGCCGTCCAAGTTCGTCAAAGGTGCCTTCGTAAGCGTCTTGAGAACGGCTAAAATCTGAGCGTTTTCCGTCGCTACGGACTTCTTAGCAAGCCATCCGTTCACATACGCTAAGAGGTTCTGGTCGGAGTCGGCCAAGAGTTCTTCAGAGATAGGAAGAATCCCCGCGAACTTCTTAATAGCGTACTTAACTTGAGTGAACTTCGGCCCGTCGATTTCGCCGATAGCGGCAAACTCTGCCACAGAGGCAAACGGCGTCATATCGGACGCTTTTTCGAGCACTCTTGTGCCGCTCATCGTGTTTACGTTTTCGACACGTACTAATGCGGACAGCGGATTCAAAGCACGCTTTAATTCGTTAATCTTCGTTTGTTCGTCCGTCGGAACGATGAAGCCGCCCGCTTCCCCAGCACCTTCGTTCATGTTCGCCGCATTGCGTACGGCCATAGACTTGGCAAAGGATAATTCCGTATCGCTGAGAGAGTCGTGGCGATTACGTAAGAGCTGAGCGAATACGTGAGTCGTGTCAACGTCTTTCGCTTCTTCTCTCGGTTGTGTACCGCCGAACGGAGCGGCCGCAGGAACAACGTCGTTCATCGTCTGCACGATATCGAACTCACGACGGATCGCTTTGAGCTCTTCGGTAGCAGATTCTGCTTCATCGATGCGGTTATCCGCTAAAAGGTTTTGAATGTTGGTCTGTTTTTCGGCCATTAACTGGCGCAATTCTCTTTCTTTTTCTGTCAAGGTTTTGTCCTCCTTATTTAAGCAATTCTAATTCAACTTGAAGCCGACGAATACGTTCATCGGTATTGTCGGTCGGCTTTTCTTCTTCTGTGGCGGTCTTAGCCGCCCTCACGGCTTCAGGCATAGCTTTAAAGCCAAGGCCTTTACTGCACGCTACGAGCTGAACAGCGGTGTCTTCAACAGTGATATCGAACATCTCGGCCGCTTTGGCTGCTGTATACCAGGTCTCAGCTTCTACAGCGTCGTGAATCATCGCATCCGTCGTGCCGTCTTTTGCCTTGTTACGATAGGCCTGTTCAATGCCGTCCTGGACGGTGTCGAGCATAGTCGCCACTCTTAGCATGTCGTCTGCATCGCCGCAGCAGGCCGCGCTCGGCTTATGAATCATCAGGAAGGTATTGTTCGGCATTCTGATTTCGTCACACGCAAACAGTATGACACTCGCAATGCTTGCCGCCCACCCATCAACCACACCGACGGTGTGCCCGTCGTGCCTTCGAATCATATTCGCAATGGCCATGCCCGCGGGTACGCTGCCGCCGTCGCTGTTGACGTAGATTGTAAGGTCCTTACCTTTCAGCGCTTCGAGGCTATCTCGTACATCGACCGGCAGCACATACCCTGCGAACGTATTCCCGTCATAGTCCGACAGCCACGCCTTAGCGTCATCATCGATAACGTCGCCGTGAATGTAGACGTCTGCGGACTGGTCCGTTTCGTTGCGAATATTAAAACAACTTAATCGCTTCATTCCCCCTCACCTCCTTTCGGCGGTGTGTCAATCGGCTTACCGAGATTCTCCAATGTCGTGTAGTTCAGCGACACAAAGTGCTTGTCGCCGTCAGCACCGATACCGTCCATTTCTTCCATCTCACGGATTTCATTAATGGTGTAGATACCGTTGTTGAGCATGTCTCGGTAGTATCCGGCACGGGCGGTACTGTCTCCTCGAAGCTCGGCGGCCGCATTGAATTTGACATAAAAAGAAGCCCTTTCCTTATCGGTAAAGAGCTTGTAGTTTATTTCTTGCTCCCATTGCGTGAATATAGGCAAGAGCGTTGTCTTGATATAGTCAAGACCCATCGCTTCAGCATTAGCGTAAGTCGCTCTATCGAGCTGTGCCAACTTATGAGGCGGCACTCGGTAGACCTTAGCCACTTCAGTAATGCCGAACTTCTGTGTATCAAGAAATTGAGCCTGGTCAAGTTGCATACCAAGCTGTTGGAAGTCTAGGCCGACGTCGAGGACCGCTACGTGCCCGGCGTTGTTCGTGCCGGCGTTTAGCTTTTCCCATTCTTCTCGAATCTTCTGTTTGGCTTCAGCGTTTAATTTGGTCGCCGTCTTAAGGACCCCGCTCGAGAGTGTGCCGTTACGGTAGAAGTCACTGATGAACGACTTTATCGCATTCTGACTGTCGAGCTCATCGACGAGTGTCTTCCACGGAGGTATGCCTACAATGCCGTCCTTCGTGAAGGCCTTAAAGTGGAGAACATCTTCAGGCTGAAGGTCGAATACTTCGCCTCGGGCGTTCTGTGTTCGGTACTGGAGCTTGCCCGTCGACACGTCTAAAGCGACGGAAGTTCGCACCGGGTCGAGCGGCCATAATGCCGTAGGGTATCCGTCCTTTCCCCATTCTATATAAGCTATCCCGTTGCCGTAGATACCTACGTGCCCTTGAATCGTCTGTTTGAAGACGAAGGCCGACATGAACGGGTTCGGACGTTCATACAGCAGCTTAGCAACGGGATGCGCCATACCTAGGTCTTTCTTTTGCTTATTAAACGTGTGAATCGGCAGCTTGCCGACGTCATCAGCGAGTATCGACACACACGCCGAGACGTTCGAGTTTTTCGCCGCCTTCTCAGGTGTTACGGTCGAACCGCCGCCTATGGCATCGATGAGCCACTGTGCCGGGTTCGACAAGGTGCCGCTGTCGCCGCCAGTAAAGAGTTGGCCCGACGCTCCTCGATTCTGTATCCAGTTACGAACGAACATCGTCATCTACTCCTTTACTTCGGCCGTACGTGTAGCTTATAAGATACGCTCCCGATAAGCATTCAACGGCCGCCGTGTACAAAGCGACCACAGGGCTTACGTATGCACCGGCAATCACCAACAAGATGAAGCCTGTTATAAGCAGTAGGTCATCAATATATTTTCGAATTATTGTCATCGTGTTCTCCTTATAGACTAAAGTCGTCGGACAGTACATAATCGCTCATATCTTCTTCGGCGGTGACTCGAGCTCGACTGAAGGCGTTAATGACTGCTGCTATCGGGTCGATGCGGTTCGTCGACTTCTCTTTATCGAGAATAATGTTCTCGTTATGGTCCCGTTTCGTTACCGCATTACTGACCGCCCAGTCGAGAAGCGGATTCGGTTCGTGAAGAATGTTCCCTCGATAGGCTTCTTCTCGGAACGCTTTCGTCGGCTCTGATAATGTCCGCATCCCCTGTCTGACTTCTACTGTCGTAATGCCCTGGGCATCAAAATCTTGTGCAAAGTGTGTCGCATTATAAGGGTCATAGCACAGCTCCTTTACATTCACGCCGAGGTCGTCGGTCGTCTCATGTATCCACGACTCGATGAAGCGGTAGTCGACGACATCGCCCGGCGTTATCGTGAGGTACCCCGCCTTCGCCCAGGCACGATACGGGACCTTATCGGTCTTCTCATGAACGGCGACAGTGTCCTCAGGAATGAACCCATGTGCCCTGACTACATACTGGACCGCACCGTCACCGTCGATTGGTACTATAATGCCCGCTGCCGTAAGGTCAATCCGCTTCGACAAGTCAATGCCGACATATGCGGATCTGCCGTACAGGTCGACGGGTATCTCCGTAATCGCTCCCCGCTCTTTCCACTTGGCCATATCCATGTACGACATAGCTGACTGGTTAACCCATAGGTTCATATTCTTGGTGAGGAATGACTCCATCTTCTCAAGGCTCTCCAGTGCCGAGGCCAGTTTACTACGAATGTTCGCTAGGCCTTCGGGATAAGTCGCTGCTATCGGATTCGCCTTCACCCAACACTCTTCATCTTTGACGTCGTCGATAAGGTTTCCTTCCTGGTCTCGGTCAAGCTCGTTAACCATGCAGAAGTAATCTGCGACATCGAAGTCGAGCGACGGGTCGAGTATCTTCTCGACGAGCGGGTACTCAACTCGATAACACGGACCTCCGAAGTTCGTACCCGCCGTTGTGATGATAAACAGAAGCGGCTGCCGTCTGGCAACCATGCCCGTGTTAATAACTTCAAGAATCTCATCGGTCGGATGAGCGTGATATTCATCAATAAGCCCACATTGAGGGTTGAGACCGTCACCGGTCTTGCCATCGTCTTTCGACAGGGCTCTGAGGATTGAATCACTCTTCGGATGACGAATGACTCCATACGACTCATGCCATTTACCTTTAAGAAGCGGGCACCGCTTCAGCATGGCCACGACTTCGTTGTATATAATCTTGGCCTGCATAGACTTCGTCGCTCCGATATAGACTTCCCTCATCGGCTCGCCGAGAGCCATAAGCTCATAATCGCCGACGATTGCCAGCGATTGTGACTTTGCATTCTTCCTGGCTACCTGCCAGTAGGCCTTGCGGAACCGCCTGAGTCCTGTCTCCTGGTGTACCCACCCGTACACATTACCGAAGATGAACCTCTGTATCGGAGTGAACTCGATAGGCTCACCGGCGAGAACGCCTTTCGTATGCTTGTGAAGCGCGGCCCACTCGAAGAACCGCAAGGCTTTCTCTTCGTCGAAGATGTACGGGAAGTCTTTCGTTCCCGATTTTTTTAAATCCTTGAGGAACCGCTCGCACGCCCAACGGTGCTTCTGGCAGACGTGCCGTGTGTCGGCTATACAGTCTTTACTGTATTGAATGAGTTCATCGGTAAGCGTCATACATTACCGAACCCCTTTCCTGCCAAGGGATCCTCTTCTTTTACTTCCTTCTTCGGAATGTTCCGGACCTTGGCCAGGGGATTAAGGAACAGTCGGTCTTCCATTTGAACGAGTGCTGACATCTTAGCGTTCAGTGCCTTATCAACGGCAATCACTCCCGACACCGAGAACACGTACTCAATCTTCTCGAACATTTTGGCGGCCGTCCTCGGAGAATATTTCCCTTCCAGGGCCTTCACCATATCGACGTCCTCTCCGTTCTCAGTGTCGACTCGGATTGTCGCACAGACCTTTCGGTGTTCGGTGAGATTGATATATTCGGAGAACGCCATGCAGTATCGAGCCATCAGTCCGACGTCCGCAGAACTTACGAAGTCTATGTCCTTATAGAGCTTGACGATTTCTTTCCACTTCTTGTAAGCGTTCTTATCTTGACGAACGTAGCTCGGGCAAACCAGTTTGTGTTCGCCGAGCTTTACTTCGGACTTTTTTCGCTGTTCAATTTCGGCCTTCGTAAGGTGCCGTTTGTTCCCGTTGAGCAGATGAAGCTCAATCGGCTTAGCCGGTCGTCCTGCCATAGCACTATCCTCCTTTCTCAGATTCCCTCTCATTTCACGAAATTTTTACAAAGAAGAGACCGCCACGGTCTGGGCTTCGTGCCTCAGAACTTTTTTCGCCGGGGGGTCTCTTCTCATTCTCAATTAAAATTATATTTTCTCATTTACGAGAACGGTTGCCGAAGCCGCCGTCCTCTCGTGCTGTCTTACGGTTATGACATACATGGTTCATCGCTTGCCAGTTCTTCATATCCCAGAACAGCTTCTGATTCCCTCTATGAGGGATGATATGGTCCACAACGTCCGCAGGTAACGGCTGTCCTGATGCCTTGCACCGCTCGCACTCACACGTCGGATGCTCGGCCAAAAAGGCAAGCCGGGCTTTCGCCCATTTCGACCCGTACCCTCGTTTAGCGGCGCTCTCTCTTCGGTCGTCGTACGAAGTCTTTCGGTGTTTCTCACAATAGCGTTCTCTCGTAAGCTCCTGACAACCGGGATAGAAGCATACATGCATACTCTTACGGGGCATCGGATCACCTCCGTGAGCCATAACGAGATGTGTTCATGACGTCTTTGGCTGCCACATAGCACTTGCACTTGCCCGTCCCGCCGATTCGGATTGCGTTAGCAGAGCATGTACCTTTGTTGTTATTGAGGCAGGACTTGCAACAGCAATGTACTTGTGTCTTGTGTTCAGTCATAAAACCTCTCATCATGGCTCAAATAAAAGTGGTGGCATTCTTGGAGGAAGAACGCCACCGGCCTGTAAAATAAAACTACATTAGAATAATAGTAGTGCTTTACGCACTTTTCACGTATACAGTATAGCACGTCAAGCATTAGACATTTAATCAACCCCCCTCAAAAACTTTTTGAAAGTTTCTCAGGGCTCTATAAAACAGTTGCCACGTGCCTTGCCACGTAATATCCATCTTTACAGCGATGACTTCCCACTTCTCGTTATAGATGAACCGCCTCGTCAGGACCTCCTGCTGCTTAATGCTCTCGAGTTTACGAATACGGGCGTTTGCTCGTTCTCGCTCAGCAATTAATTCATCCCATTCGTCGTTCGCCTCTCGAATAAGCTCGTCGAGTCTTGCTATCTTATCAGAGATATCGACAGGACTGCCGCCGCTGATGCGGTCCCTCGTATAGTCCAGGGCCCGTATGCAGCAGATATCTCGTTGAAGCTGTAATATCCGTGAGTCTTTCATCCGTAGCCTGATGTCGAGGCTACGAACGTATTCAAGATATTCTTTCGCATTCATACCGTACCTCCTACTCCTCGAGATAGCTATACGCTCGGTCGA